ATGCGGTGAAGTCATTGCAGAAAGGATGATAAAGATGAAGAAATTATTTATATCACAGCCCATGAAGGGTAAAACAGATGAAGAAATTCTTGCGGTAAGAGAAGAGGCAATCAAGAGCGCAGAAAAGAAACTGGGTGAACAGGTTGAAGTGATTGATTCATTCTTTCAAAACGCTCCGGCAGGTGCAAGACCATTGTGGTTTCTTGGAAAGTCCCTTGAATTACTGTCAACGGCAGATGTGGCATATTTCGCAAAAGGATGGGAGAATGCCCGGGGATGCAAGATTGAGAATACCTGTGCTATTGAGTATGGCATTGATGTGGTAGTCGAAGACTATAGGGCAGACTAATGGCTAAGAAGATAACAATCGGCCTGTCTGTTAAAGAATTCCGCGAAGCTGCCCGAGAAGTTGAGAAATACAAAAAAGAACTGAACCAGAAAATCCAGGAATTCTGCAAAGTATTACTGCAGTACGGAAAAGTAACCGCCATCCAATACGGCAATCAATCTCCGCTCGGCAAAACGTTACACTTCTCCACAGAGATATCTCCCGCGGTATCCGGATGCAAAGCAATGCTGATCGGTGTAGGCCAGACAAAGAAATCGGCCGGAGAAACAGGCGCACCTGTAAATACTTTGCTACTGGTGGAATTTGGTTCCGGCATCCATCACAATGCAGGAGCCGTCAACCCGATGCAGAGTGACCTGGGCCTGGGCGTTGGAACATTCCCGGGGCAGACACATGCGTTTGATCCCAACGGCTGGTATTACAAAGACGATGATGATCAATGGCATCATTCCTATGGTGTAAAAGCTACGATGCCGATGTATCATTCCGCAAATGAAATGCGACAGCACATTGTGGAAACTGCAAGGGAGGTATTCGGGAAGTGATTGACAAGAGCTCAGAGATTTTCACGCATATCCGGTATGCGATTCAGCCTTTATGCACCAGTGCCAGCCAGACATACCAGGACAGCCCATCAAAGTTCCCTCACGTTTTCGTGGATAACAAAGATAATCCTGTAACTGGTACAGACATGGAAAACAGCGAGTGCGCCGTGACTCCGATGATTGAGATAACAGCGTACACCAAAGACGGCCTGTCTTCGGCAAAGAAAATCATTAGCCTAGCAGATACGGAAATGCGTAACATGGGATTTAAGCGTTCATTCGGTCCGCAGCAGATCACAAATGTTGCAGATACGAGTATCACCCGAGTAATCGCCCGGTACAGCCGCAAGATTGCGGATGGTGACGAACTATAATATAGAAGAAACACAGAATCGGGATCCCCTCGGTTCTTTTTATTTATGGAACAAATGAACTTTCGAGTGCCTGTGAGCGCCTTTTATGAAAATCAGAAGGAGGGCGTATATTATGCCAGAAACAACGACAGCAACAGTAAAAGCGCACAGCACAATAGGTACGACTCTGGAAGTATCTTCGGACGGAACTTCCTGGAAAAAGATGTGCAAGGTTAAAACCTTCCCGGCTCTGGGCGGCGCGCCGGAGCAGATCGAGACAACGGACCTGGAAGATGAAGTACAGACTTCCATTCCGGGCGTGCAGTCCATGGACGCAATGGAGTTCACTGCAAACTACACGTATGAGAATTTCAATGCTGTAAAAGCGAAGGCGAACACCCCGCTGCATTACAGGCTGAAGCTGGCCAAGAATGCCGGAGTAGCGACATGGCAGGGACAGCATTCCGTTTTCGTAAATGAAGGGGAGGTAAATGGCCTAATTGAAATGACCATTTCCGTGTCTCCATCCACGAAGATCGATATTGCCGCGGCGACTGCCTGAGACTAAGCGGATAGTGTATCACAGCGCTATCCGTTTTTTTGAACCATAAAATATCAAAAATAAAGGAGAATGTCTTATGAACATCAAAGTAAATGGAAAAGAGTACAATTTGGAATATACCTTTGAGGCGGCACATGATAAGAAATGTGTGGATGTCTGCTGGAGTCATTTCAGCGGAGCCAATATGATCAAGGGCGTTGCGCTGGGAGAGGTAGATGATGGGACGATAGAACAGACTATGACTATGGATCGGCTTATCGGCGCAATGTCGGATATCCCGGGAACCACACTATACCTGCTCTATGCCGGCCTTCTGGAAAATCACTCTGACGAGATTACCTGTGAAGCTGACGCAAAAGCGTGGTATAAGCAGTTCTGCAAAGAAAACCCGGATGATGAAAAGGCTATGGATTCTGAGATGCTTCTGGCAATTAAGGAGCAGATGGAAAAAGACGGTTTTTTCAAACGGATCGGTCTGCAGGACTTCCTGGATCAGACCCAGGCGGAAGTGAAGCCGAAGAAACAGCCGAAAACACCGCAGGATCACAAGCAGAAATCCAAACCAAAAGCTACAGTGAATCCGTAATGGAGGACATATTGCCGGCGGCTCTGCTCATGGGCGTCCCCTATGATTTATTCTGGCATTTGAATCCGAGGAAGCTGGAACCCTTCCGGACAGCATACAAGGATCGGCTGTCACAGGAAGATTATTATGCCTGGAGACAGGGGGCTTACATCAAACTGGCTGTCGGCAGCATTTTGTTTGGCAGGAAATGTAAATATCCGGAGAATCCATTCAGCTTGGCGGCCGGAGACGGGGAGCAGACCGGATTGTCAGATGAAGAAAAGTTTGTCCTGTGGATAGATGAATATAACCGCCGGTTTGAGGAATCAAATCCGCCGGAAGTATGATCAAGAACGCCTATGAGCGTCACAAAGAAAGAGTGGTGACGCAAAATGGGCGCAGAGATGGATAGATTAGAGATTGCAGTTGAAGCACAGGCGAGTAAAGCGAATCAGCAGCTGGATCTGATGATTAAAAGGCTGAGCAGGGTGGCCGGCGCTTTAACCGGAATTGAATCCAGAGGGTTATCAGAACTATCAGGCGGTGTCCGCAATCTTGGTTCAGCAGTGAAAACGATGGATGCCACCAAAACAGCAGAAATTTCCAAAATGGCAAGGCAGCTTAGCCGACTTACAAAGGTGGATCTGTCCTCCCTGGGAAAGGTTGTTGAACCGGTAAAGGCATTTTCGTCTGCAATGGAGTCACTTGCGGATTTATCCGGAATTTCTGCCCCCAAGCTGGATGCAAAGAACATAAACTCTGTTACATCTGCCTTGGAGAAACTGTCCGGCATCAATATGGATGCTGAGAAGCTCTCGAATATAGCGGCATCACTTAAAGCGCTCAGTGGCTTATCAGATCTTGCTATCCCAGAGCTGGACACAAAGAATCTGAGTTCCATTGCATCTGTGATAGGCAAACTGTCCAGGATTGAGCCTGGTTCTCTGCCGCAAATCGCAGAGGGGCTCGAGAAAGTCACAAGATCTATTGCGCTGTTGGGCAATGTGGATCTGAAGGACACAGGAGTTAACCATGTTGTCAATGCATTGAACCGACTGTTTAAGACAGATTTCGGAAAGTTCAGGCCGGAGGAGTTTGAGAAGATTACAAGGTCCGTCAGTTCTCTGGCGGGGATCCCGGATGTGTCTAATTCCCTGAATCGTTTCATGTCGTCATTGTCCAAGCTGGCAAACGCCGGAGACAAGGCTAAGACTGTAGCGGCGGAGCTTCCGGCTCTTGGAAGTGCCCTGCAGAAGGCTGTCAATAAGATGGCGAATGCAAAAGATATCTCGGAGTCTGTCAATTTGTTTGTGCAGTCCATTGGCCGCTTGGCAGGTGCCGGGACGAAAACCGGAAAGACCGCGGATCAGCTGAAGGTATTGGCTGAAAAGACATTGGAATTCTTCAACACAATGAAGAAAGCCCCTCAGATCAGTGAAAATACGATCCGTATGACAGAAGCACTGGCCAGACTGGCAAGTGCCGGCGGCAAGATCAATACAGCGACAAAGAGTGTTTCATCTTCTTTCGATAAACTATCCAAGGTGAGTAAAAATGCCTCTGGTATAATTTCAGGCGCCTTTCACCAGATCTCTCAAATGGGAAAGAAAGCGGCTGATGCATTAAAAAGTGCTTTCAGCAATATATCAAAGGTCGTTGAAAAATCTGCAAATGCGATCAAAAGTGCTTTTGGAAAAATAGCCCAGGGGATGGAAAGCTCCGTGAGCGGAATCAAAAGGGCCGCGAGTGGAATTGCCTCGGCATTTGCTAAAGTGACCGGTTCCAGCAGTGGATTGAACACAGCATCTCTCAGTCTGGGCTCAATCATCAAAGCAGCCGCAGGTTTTAAATCGGCAAAAGGGCTTTTAAATTTTGGAAAAAGCGCAATCGACCTGGGCTCAGATATTACTGAAGTGGAGAATGTAGTAGATACTGCATTTGGCAGCATGGCGAATATGGCATATGAGTTTGCATCCACAGCCACAGAAAAGTTTGGTTTATCGGAGCTGGCGGCAAAGCAGTATTCTGGAACCATGATGGCAATGCTGAAATCTTCCGGCGTGGCTCAGGGAGCTGCGGCTGAGATGTCAACGACCATGGCTGGGCTGGCTGGGGATATCGCCTCTTTTTACAATATAGACACGGATGAAGCCTTTTATAAGCTCCGAGCTGCTATTGCAGGCGAGACAGAGCCGATGAAAGCACTCGGCGTGAATATGAACATCGTGAACCTGGAAGCGTATGCGATGTCCCAGGGAATCACAAAAGCATATAAGGATATGACATTGGCGGAGCAGTCGATTCTCCGCTATAACTATCTTTTGGCGAAAACCGGGGATGCGCAGGGAGATTTTGCCAGGACTGCAGGTACATGGGCTAATCAGGTACGTCTGCTCCGTCTGAATATACAGTCGATTTCCGCGGTTATTGGACAGGGATTGATTGCAGCAATCCTGCCGGCGATCAAGCTGCTGAATAAGTTTATGTCAAAACTGATGCAGGCAGCCAAGGTGTTTCGGGATTTCATGTATGTATTGACCGGAAAGAAGCTGGAAGGCTCTTCACAAGGGGTTGTAAATGACCTGGCTGGGATTACGGATTCATCTACAGATCTGTCTGGAATCGGTGACTCGGCAGAAGAAGTTTCAGATGGGATGGATGATGCATCGGAGAGTATGGATGATGCGTCCGTCAGTGCAAAGAAATTAAAGAAAGCGCTTACGGTATTACCTATTGACCAGCTGAATCAATTAAATTCAAATCTGGATGACCTGGGATATTCCCTATCCAATAAAAAAGGGAAGGATCCTTTGGATGATCTGAATTTAGATGAAGCCGGCCTTGGGGATATGTCGGACCTGTTTGATGACCTGAATGAGAAAACGGAAATAGAGCCGATCAATGAATGGGCGAGAAGGATCAGAGAAGCATTTCTCAACCATGATTGGGAAGGCTTAGGGAAAACCATAGCTGAGATGATAAACCTCGGTCTCAGGAAAATTTACGATACCATAAAAAAGATTACGCCTAAGGTTGAAAAAGCATTGCGGGCATTCGCAAAAGTATTTAACTCATTTGTAAAGTGGCTTGACTGGGATTTGCTTGGAAGGACCATTGGCGCAGGGATTAATTTATTAGCAAGGGCTTTCAATGCATTATTCGGTCCAGGCGGAATCGACCTTGAGCAATTGGGAAGAAAACTCTCTGTTGGTTTCCGCGGCATGGTGGATGAAATTGAGTGGAGACGGTTAGGAAACGCAATTGGGAATGGATTTATGATTGCGTGGCGTATTGCTTCCGGGTTCGTGGAGGATATGTGGAGAATCAATCCTGATACGCTGTTGACTGGATGGGCAGAGACAGGAATTGCACTTGCTGAAGGAATCCACGGTATCTTCGAAAGAATCAATTTTGCGCAGATTGGAAAGACGCTTGCAGACGGATTCAATGGAATTACCGAAATAATACGGAATTTCAGAGATCAGATGGCAGATAACGGCACGTGGTCCATGATAGCCAAAAATATTTCAGATGGGTTTAATAATCTGTTTGAGGTGGACCTGGCCGGATTCGCACAGCAGGCAAGCGGGCTGGCGTTAGATATCCTTTATATGCTCAATGATGCGGCTGAAAGAACAAACTGGAATGATTTTGGCTATAAGATTGCAGATGCATTATCCACTATTGAATGGAGACGACTTTTCGACAATGTATTCTACCTTGTGGCAGCTACCTTCGGGGGAGCATTTGGGGGATTCGTAAGATATATGAGTGAACATGCTGAGCAGTTGGGACAGGATTTCGCGACTATATTCAACGGTATATTTGACAAAATACAATACATAGCAAGCAATATACCCTGGGATGATCTTGGCATAGCGATATCTACATTTTTAAATACAGCGATTGCAAAGATAAGGCCGGGGCAGGCGGCAGTATCGCTCGGAAATTTTGTGACTGGCTTGTTGGGTATAATGCTGACAGTTGCAGAAAAAACAGATTGGGCATCCCTCGGAAGAAAAATCGGGATTTTTCTGTCTATGATTCCGTGGCAGAAAATCATCGGTCAAGTATTCGACACGATCACATCAATATTCGGTGGACTGATAACAGGACTTGGTGAAAGCATACTTGCAAAATTGCCGAAGATAGGAACGGCACTTGCAGATGGGTTCAATTATGCATTTGAGAAACTGAGAGCATTTGTGGGCAGTGTGGAATGGACTGATATTGGATATGGCATCGCAAACGGATTAAATAACATGATACATGGTATTAACTGGGGGGATGCCGGAAAGACCTTAAGTGATTTCGTCAAAAGTTTGCTGAATGTATTCTTTACAGTTGCGCAGGAAACAGACTGGGAAGCGCTGGGAAAAGGAATTGGAGATTTCTTAGATAATATTGACTGGCTGGGAATCCTGGGAAGCGTTATAGGAACGATCGGCTCGATTTTAGGTGGTTTAATTGACGGCTTAAAGGAAACAACTTCAGGAAATATAGTGATTGCCCTGGGCAAATTATGGCTTAAGGTTCAAGCGTTTGGGCTTGTGGATAAAGTCAAGGATGTGGTTAGTAAAGTTGCACAAGCATTTGGACTGCTTCCAAAAGGGGTTACAGATGCTATTCCAGGAATCGGCGGAGGTGTGGAGAAGATTGCAGGAGCGGGAGGTTTATTCTCAAAACTTGTGAGTGGACTTCCGGGTATTGTATCAAAAATTGGTAGTCTATTAGGAAGTATCGGTTCTGTGATATTCAGCCCTCAGGGATTAATGATAGCCGGTATAGTTGCGGGCGTTGCTCTGATCATAGCAAACTGGGACAGTATAAAGAAAGCAGCAGGAGAAATCTGGGGAGCGGTAAAAACCGCAGTTACAGACGTTTGGGAAGGATTAAAAACCGCAGCGGGCGATATCTGGGGCGGGATCACGACCTTAATCACCGATACTTGGTCAGGAATAAAGACTGGTGCAAGCGATATCTGGGAAGGGATTAAAACCTATCTTTCGGATGTGTGGAGCGGGATTCAAACTGTGGCAGGAGATGTGTGGTCGGGAATCACAACTGTTGTTTCGGATGCGTGGGAAATGACAAATACAATCACGCATGATACCTGGGATGGAATTACAACCTTCCTTGGAGATACCTGGGAAGGATTAAAAACGATTGCAAATGATACTTGGAATGGTATTACAACCGGAATAAGTGATATCTGGGGTGGATTAAAAACCATGGCCGGAGATGTGTGGGGAGCAATCACCGGGCAGGTATCGGATGCAAATTCGGGAGCAGAGAGCAACACTGCTACAACGTGGGGCAACACGAGGGAATGCATGAACGCAAACCTGCAAGCCATGGCAACTGCGGCACAGTCAGCTATGGAGTCTATAAAGGCTACGGTCAATGCTTCCATGGCGGAAATAACCGCTACATACACGATGCAGTGGCAGGTTATTGCCGGGGCGACCCAAGAAGCGTTGCAGCAGACACAAACAGTAGTTACGGTAATGATGCAGCAGATTGCAGGTGTTTTTCAAACTTCATGGACGACGATTGGGACTACGTCGTTTATGGCCATGGAAAAAATGCTTCAAGATGTAACTGTCAAAATGGATGCGATGAATGAAGCAGTTAACATTGCTATGAATGCAATACATACTGCCTTCCAGACTAAATGGGGCGATAGTGAGGGTGTAACGACGCAATCTCTGAACAAGATTGAAACTGTAGTTGCAATAAAGATGGACTCTGCAAGAAAAACAGTTGAAAACACCATGAGGGATATCCAAACATTCTTCAAAAAGTGGGAGGATATAAGTAGAACCAGCGACTGCGCCTTAAAGAATATAGAATCATCAGTTAAAACAAAACTGGATTCTGTAAAAAGAACAGTAGAATCAGTCATGAAAGATGTTCATGCGGCATTTGATAAATGGAAGGACATGAGCAACACCTGTGCTAATGCGCTGAAAGATACAGAAGAGACGGTTTCGAGGAAGATGGGAGATATAAAAACAGCGGTCGAAAACTCTATGAAAAATATCTTTACAGCATACAAAAACGGACTGAAAGACTTTCCATCTACCGCAAGGGAGACCGTAAGAAATGTGGCGGATGAATTTTCGAAGCTCCCAAGCAAAATTGCATCATCATTTGATGGACTCTTTAATGCTGGAAGGAATGCTGCCCAATCATTTGCAAATGGCTTCAGGAGTGTACATATTCCAACGCCACATATATTTGTTTCCAGTTGGACAGAGCATAGAGCAGGAACTTCGAGGTATTCTACTCCGAATTTTGGAATCAATTGGTATGCAAAAGGCGGTCTGTTTACCAAGCCGACCATTGCAGGCTTTGGAGAAGCCGGGGATGAAGCGGCTCTTCCGTTGGAGAATCAGAAGGTCATGCGGAAGATATCGAAAAGTATTCTGGCGAATGCACCGCAGGGCGGTATGGCGAATATCAAAGAGGATATTAAGCAGGCTGTTATTGAGGGAATTGTTGAAGTTATGATAAATAACAGCTCTCAGAGTGAAATGCCGCAGTATATTCAGAATAGCATTTATCTGGATGGAGATGTTATGGTAAGGGCTGTAACGAAGGCACAGAAGGATAATGATTACCGTTTCAATCCGGCGCCGCAATTTTGAGTTTGTAGACTGGGATTGGGGAAAGAGTCTGGAAAGTAAAAAAAATAACTCTTTTTATAAAAGATGAGATATGATATATTATTTTATAGGGGAACCAGAGTGAGGCGGCTCACCTTCCATACTTGGAGGGTTCAGCCCTCCGGACGAAAGAAAGGAGGGTTGCCAATGGTTACATATTCGGATTTGATCCAGTTTTGTATACTGTTGATTGCCCTTGTAGGTCTGTGCTATCAGATTTTCAAGGATAAAAAGAAGTAGCCGCCACTACTGCCATAGTGACGGCTTAAGATAAAACTTAAACTAATTGCAAAGGTGAGCCGCTTTGGTTTCCCTTATGCTTATAATATATCATTTCTTTTTAAGTTAGTCAATTCGATAATTGCAGCTTTGCAGCCTTCACGGGTCTTCTATAATTAGAAGATGAGACAGACTTTTGGACAGGAGAAAAGGCAGCTATTAAGTTGCAGTAAGACGAGAGAGTTGTAAGAAAGGACTGAAAATATGTACGATAAGGAAAAAGGAATATATCCACCTGGGATTTATGTTGCTGGGGAAGATATAGAGCTGGGAAACTATCTGTTGGAATCTAAAGGGAATGGATATATTGCTTTTTTTAAATCCTACGATGATTTCCTCAAAGAAGAGATAGCTTCCAACGAAAATTTCAAAGAAGATTACCACTTATCTCTAAGGAAAAACGGGATAGTGGTAGAAATCCGGTGTTTGAGTATGAGAAAACTATAGAGTGGAGTCATAGAACGTCTTTCGAGGCGTTCTTTTTTTACCTGAATTTCAAGATTTCAGAGCGCCGCCGAGTGCCGCAAACAGGCAGGTGGTGATAAATATGGCTATGATTACAGTAGACGGCATGGCAATGCCATGTCCCTCTTCTTACACATGGTACTTGCAGGACATATCTGCAGCAGAATCCGGCAGGACTGACGATGCAGTGATGCACAAAAACCGGGTTGCCCAGAAGCGGAAGATATCCTTGAGGTGGATCGGAAAGACACGGGAAGAAACTGCCAGGATCCTCCAAGCGTTTGATCCGGAATACATATCGGTCCGTTATCCGGATAAAAAGTCCGGTGCATATGAAACTCGGGTGTTTTATACCGGGGATAAGACGGCGCCGGTCAAGACTTGGTGGGCTGGGAAAAAAATCATAGAATCCATAAGTTTTGACATTATTGAAAGGTAGGTGATATTCATGATCAATGTATCCAGCAGCTTTAAACGGGAGCTTTATAATGACAACCGGAACTATCTGGAATATGTGGATATTACTCTGCCGGACGGAACCGAGCTGAATCTGACGAATCGGCATTTATGGAACGGGGGCCTGACGATTGAAGATGCTGTATCCGGGGACAATTCATTTGATGTAGGGGCCGCTATCAACAATAAATGTACGGTGACAATCAATAA